ATACGGCAGTGCTCATCACCTAACTGTTCTCTTCTTGATATATACGGCATTTCTACCTCCTAACAATATAATACCACAAGTAATGCGAGATGTCAAGTAAATTTAACATATGTGCTAATTAGTAGGTTGCAGACTCCGTGAGACCACCACTAAGTAACGCTATAGATGACAATTCGGGCTTAACCGAAGGTGACAAATTAATCCCTATTATATACCCATTCTCAATAAGGAATATAAACTAATATGTCAAATTATACAGACATTGCTTGGTCGGCAGGTTTTATAGATGGAGAAGGAACAATATCACTTGAGAGGCACGTGCCTACAGCAAAGAGTCACCCATCCCCTTATTTCAATGTCGTCCTTTATGCAACAAACACGAATAAGGAATCATTGATAAAACTTCAGTCTTTGTGGGGTGGCAGTATTGCCAAACACCAAAAGGTGCGTGGGCATAAACTGTGCTGGAGATGGCGTCTGTATGGAGAGAAAGCAATATCATCCGTTGCTATTATGCTTCCGTATTTAGTCGTAAAGAAGAACCAGGCAAACTTGGTAGTCTCATATAAAATGAGGCCGAAGGAGAAGCTTACAGGTAAACTTTACCGCCTAACAGGTGAGGAAAGGCTTTATCGTGAAGATGTTGTTAGCCAAATAAGATTGTTGAACAAGAGGGGGGAATAAGGTTGTCAGGAGTCAAAGGTAGAAGCGGCAGAAAGAAAACCGCTACCAATACAGTTAAGTACTTCAATGAATGCTTCGATAAGAAGAGCTATGAATTAATCAATAAACTCTTTGAGTTTGCCTTGGATGGAGATAAGAACCTTCTCCAGTACGTGTTCGATAGACGCCTGGGAAAACCTCATCAGTCACAAGACCTAAGAGTGAGAGCCGAACGTGTCTACTCCCCGGACGAACTCCAACTTATGTCTCAACCTCTACTGGATGAGGCTAAACTGCTCAGCGCATGGGCAGAGAGCGAACCAGATACAGAGAACTCAGCCTCAAAAGACTCAAATCAGGTAGACAATAGAGGAGAAGATAATGGACAAGACAGTAAACGAGAGAATGAAGCGTTACCGTAACAAACAGCGTAACGAAAGTGTTACGGCAAGCGTTACAGAACCTAAGAATGTAACGCAAGAAGATGTTACGGTACATCCTCTTATGATTGCATTATCCGACATAAAGATTCGGGCCAAGCTAAGGAGAGTATGTGAGGAGTTGCACAAGTCAAGACAGTTACACAATGTGCTTTACGGGACTAGGCATCCTGTATCATTCGATGTAGTAGCCGAGTATCTAACAGCCCTATCGTAATGGGTCACCGAGTAAGCATAGGATAGCCGTCAGACTGCGTACAGTCGTATCCTTACCCCGTTAAACTCTGTATGAGTAGGATATGATACGTTGATAGGAAGTGGGTGTGGTTTGGGCTTGGGGTCTTGTAGGTAACTGGGTCAATCCACAATATTTTAAGTAAATCAAAGGCACTTAACATAATAAGCGGAGTGGCGGAACAAGACGCTAAGCGTGAGTGCCCGAATCTTTGCCCCGCTGAAAGGTCTAGCCGAAAGTGCCCCAGTTGGAAGGCTGGGGATGATAAAGACGGGAAACCGTTGTGGCTTTAAGGGGAGCTCCCCAAGCTAGTAGCAAAGCGGTCTGGGCTTGGGGTTAGACCAGAATGAAGCCAGTAAAGAGCACAGTCTATGGGTGAAAGAACCATAGCTCCGCTTAATTGTGCGGGTAGGACAAAGTGGATAAGTCGCTCATAAGCTAGAAGAGCGGGTTCAACCCCCGCACCCGCTACCAGGTAAGTCATGATTATTTACTGAAGGAGTATAGTTCAATGGTAGAGCAAAGGAAAACAATAAGTGGTTGGTTGAGTGGCTTGGTAATGGAGGCAGTGTCAGTTCTGTTTATGTTGGTATTGTTGAGTGGCATATTTGCTCTCTGGTATTTCATAGGATTTCACTGGACGAATATTGGGGGGTGGGGTTTACTTGGTGTTGTGGGGACTGTTGTGGCATTGCGTATTATTGCATGGTATAAATGGGAAAGTTAAGTGGGTACTTTATAAGCAAGGTATTACGATGGAAGGGGGGACTACGGGTATTGAATCCTATAGTTGTCCCTTCCACCCTGGGGTTAAACTAATGGATTCTATAATACTTGCAGTAATAGTTATAGGGGTTATTCTAATGATTGCTTTATGGGGATTGATAAAGCAGTGAGAGTTAAGCAAAAAGCAGCATTAGAAAAGATAACGGGTAAACCTTGGGACACTTATCATCCCGAAGCGGTGAGGGCTTACTTTGCTTTTACTGATAGAGGACAGACCAAGGTTGTCAATGGGGCGGACTTTGAAGAGCTAATGTTCCAGCACCATTGGCATAGCGTTATAGTTGAAATGTGGAAGGTAGATTTTAGGAAGGGACTACTATTCCTTGATGATTTTATAGAAAAGGGTTTTCCAATAGCCTACGTTAAACACGCTTTTGAGATTTATTATGATGCTATGGGATATATCCCCTCAAAGTACAGGCAGGCTTCAGTTGGGGTAAAGTAGTGGATTTTGAAGATAAGGTCTCCCTAATAGCATATAAGGAGTTAATTGAAGTAACTGACGAGGATTGGAGTCTTCTTGGGATAGAGAAGAACCGATGTCAGGCATTCACGTATTTCATAAAGTATTGCAAGATAGTAGAACCCCCGACTCAGGACACTAGAGGTGGGGTTACTCCCCTTGTTTTATGGCCTCACACGAAGAAAATAGTAAAAACCTTACTTACCGAGCAGCTAATTACGGTACTCAAGGCAAGACAAATCGGGTTATCAACTATTGTTGCTGCGTACATTCTCTGGTTTGCGATGTTTCACGTTGGGGCTAATATCATTCTCTTCTCCAAGGGAGAGTCTGAGGCTAAGGAATTACTAGGTAAGGCAAAGAGGATATTCGATAACCTGCCCCCGTTCCTAAAGTTAAAAGCCGACCCGGATAGTACCGAGATGATGGCCTTCCCTTCTATGAAAAGTCGTATTCATGCCTTTCCTTCCACTCCGAATGCCTCCATTGGTGAAACTACCTCTGTGGTCGTGTGCGATGAACACTCAGAGCATCCATATGCTGACGAGAACTATCTAAGTTCAAAGCCGACAAGGGATGCTGGTGGCCAGTTTATCAGTATTTTTACATCCAATAAGTTACAACCAGATAATTTAGCGACTGCTATCTTTCAAGACGCTATGGATGGGAAGAATGATTTTGTACCTCTCTTTTTCCCATGGAGTGTTAGGCCAGGAAGGGACGCAGAGTGGTTCGAAAAGACCAAAAGAAACATTCCCCAGAGAGAACTAGCCAGGATTACCGGGGAATTGTATATGGAGCAGAACTATCCCGCTTCTATAGAGGAAGCGTTGAGGTCAACTCAAACGGTTTCTGCCTTTGACCACAAGGTTCTCGATGAGATGACTGGTAATACCAAGAGTTCAATCGAGGTTGTCAGGGACGGGGTTGACCCGCTTATTGTAAAAATTTATCAGGACTTTCATATTGGCGAATACTATATTGCAGGGACAGACACATCTCATGGTATAGGCAGAGACTTTGGTGTTACAACCGTGATGAATGTTAAGACGGGTTCTGTGGTTGCTGACATATTAAATAACAAGATTTCGCCACAGGAGTTAGCTCTTCATTCGGTAAGATTACTGGATATATTTCGCAATCCCTTGTGGTATATTGAGAACAACGACTGGGGTGGACAAACGTGCTCTACCGCCCAAGACTTAAATTATAGAAATCTCGGTTATCAGGACAAGGCACGGAAAAAGGTAGGCTTTAACACCAACGATAGTTCACGGCATTTACTATGGGGTGGGCTTATTGCAGGTATAAATAACAGGCAAATCACGATATTCAGCGTTGAGGGGTTAAAGCAATTTTTCAATGTGATTCGCAACTCTAAAGCTGATGGCAGGATTGAGGCTGTAGCTGGCAGGCACGATGATTATCCTATAGCAGTCGGTATATGCTGGCTCAAAAAGGATGAGGTTCATACCCAGTGGAATGTTGAGACTACTAAGACACTTACTTTTTCCCATCGGAGGTAATGAATGAAGGGCACTAAACCTACATTTGAAGAGATTAAGGACTTGATACCAAAATGCGAAGAACATTATGGGTCATTGTACGAGGCGTTTGAAAAAGATGAAAAATTCTATGA